CCCCCGGCGTGGTCGGATCGGCGTCCGGGGTGAAGCCTAAGAGCTTATCCACGGCGCACCTTGATCTGCAAGCCTGTGTTCGTCGGCTGGCCCTTGCGCTCGATAAAGCGTTTCACCGCCTCCAGCTTGTCGTTCACCATCCCTGTGAGGGTCTGCACCAAGTCACCCGCACGGATGTACTTCGCCCCCTCCAGGCAGCAGGCAAACAGGTACAAGTCCTGTGCATTGCTCAACACCCAATTGGTCGGGTTGCTGTTGCTCAAGGCTTCGATCTTGGGCACGTAGTACAGCGTCAGGGTGGTTCCCGTACCCGCCCCAAACACGCGGATCTGCCCGTTCTCGAAGGCGAATTTGTGCGGGTAGGCGTCCGGGTCGGTGTAGCGTTGCGGGTCGCTCTGGTAGTCCAGTGCGTAGGTTTTCCCGGCAATCGAGACTTCCACCTTCGACAGCGAACCAAAGTCCACCGGCAGGGTGGCGTACTCCCCGGTCGTCGTCAGGGTGGTGGAGGTCTGGAGTTCCTTTACGTTCAGCTCACGAAACAGGAACGCTTCGGCCAAACCAATGAAGGTCGGGATTTTGGAGCCCAAGTCGCCCCGGTGCAGGTAGGAGGCAATCTCTGCCTGAAGGGTGGTGTAGTTCATCGCTTCAGGTAGGCGTCAAAGGTGGCAAACGCCGGGTTGGCCTGGATGTACTCCTTGACCTTCTTCTTGCGCTCGTTCTGGTCTTGGATGGTCAGCAGCTCGGCGTAAACGTGCATGGGGATGGTGGCCACATGGCGCATTTCCCCCCAGCGTTCGCCTGCCGTGGCGTTGCGCTTGGCCTTGGCAAACTCCAGAATCGGCTCCACATCCTGCGAGGTGTGTTTCACCACCTCGTCACCCTGGTAGATCAGGCGGGTATGGACACCGTACTGGTCTGTGCCCTCGTCAAGTGTGAAAGATTCAACAGGTGTCATGGATACGCTCCTTGACACCTAATGTCTACATCGGTAAAGCACGAAAAAGGGGGCCGAAGCCCCCTCTAAGTCCCTCAAGGAATGAGGTTTAACCGCCGCTCAGATCGCTGATCTTGGCGCAAGCCTTCGGAGCGCGAACGGCCAGAGCGCAGTCCACGGTCACCAGCACACGCTCGGAGTCACCGGACTTGCCCAGCTCTTCCGTGCGGAAGCCGTCCAGGTACGCGGTCTCGAGGTAGTTCGTGTTAAGCAGATGAACGTCGGTGGCACCAGCCATCAGGTAGTGAGGCACGATCTCAAGCTCGCCGAAGTCGCTCATGTAAACATCCGCGCCGCCGATGATGCGACCCTGCTCCTTCTTGGAGACTTGGTAGCGGTTCACAGCGATACCGGCAAAGCCCGAGAACACACCCTTGTGGTTGGGCGACATGATGACCATGCGCGGCACCTCACCGGAGGCGATGTAGGCCGACTGCACCACGCCTTTCAGCAGGGTTTCGGTGAAGGCACGGTTCGTGCCAGCGGTCGGGGCAGCGGTCGGAGCGCCCGAAGTCCAGGCAGCGGTTGCACCCGCGCCACCGTGAGAGGTGTTGGCGTAGTTCTGCACACCCAGACCACCCATCTTGCCAGCCACCGAAGTGGTCGGGGCCACGGCGGGGTTGTTGGACACGATGGCGGCTTCAATGTCGCGCTTCAGTTCCAGCATGGCCTTGGCCTTGATGTAGGCCATTTCAGAGCCACGACCAGCCTTCTTCACGATGTTGGCACGGCGGGAGACACCGGGCTTCTTCGCAAAGATTTGCATGTAGTTGCCCACACGCTCGGTCGCGGTTTGCGCGTCCAGGGTCACGTCGTCGCCGTCGATCTGGGCGTTATCCTTGTTGGCGGTAGCCAAGGAATCGCGCTGCCATTCGTGGTACACGTTGGTTGCAGTGACGCGACCGATGGCCGACAGAACCGGGGTTTCGGTCGGGCTGGTGTTGTAGATCTTGTCGGTCAAGTCCTCGCGGTCACCGCGCAGGGAGGCTTTCTGATACAGGTTGGTTGGCACAGCCATTTCAATACTCCTTCAATTGGTCAACGTAGGTAGGCTGCAAGGTCGTTCAACTTGGCGCGTCCACCCTGGAAGCGTTTCTCAAGTTGCACATCCTTGCGTTTCTGCGGTGTCGGGTTGTTCTTGCTGGGCAGCTTCGGGGCCTCGCTCACCTTCTTCTGAACGGCAGGTTTCTGCTCTTTCAGTTGGCGGTAAGCCAGGGCATCCAACATCACGCGCACCTGACGGTGATCCAGCACCTGCCCGAGTTCTTCTTGGGTGAACCCATAGGTCTTGGAAACGTCCTGGTACGCCTTGGCCAGCCGGTCGCGGTCGATACCGTCTTTCTGAAGCTCTGCCCAGCTACGCTGGAACATCTCAGCCCGTGCCTGTTGGATCTGCTGCTGATTGCGCTGCTCGATGGCCTGTCGCTCAGTGGCAATCTGCTGGTCCAGTTGGCTCAAGACGCTGTAAATCGACTGTTGACGCTGGTTCTCTGCGACCCATGCAGCCGGATCGGTCTGGGCCAATTGCGCCATCTCCTCCGGGCTGCGCAGTCCTGCAAGCTGAACGATCGCGGCCCGACTGGCTTCCGCTTTCGTCAGATACTCTTGCGCGAACTCGTCATGTTTTGCCTTCAGGATTTCGACCGCCTGATGCTCCCGCTGTGCCAGCTCCTGCGTCTTGCGGGTGTAATCCGCTTGACGTTGGTAGCCCTTCACCAGCTCGGATTCATCGACTTCGATTTCCTGCTCTGTGCCGTCCTCACCTTTGACGGTGACTTTCAGTTTCCGGTCGGGTGCAGGCGTATCTTCGGCATCTTCGTCGTCAGACTCATCGTCTTTAGACTCTTCCTGTCCGTCCGTTTCCTCATCGTCCGTGTCGATCTCTTCGGTGGACTCTTCGGTGTCGGCCTCCAGTTCCTCTTGCTCGGATTCCACGTCGGGAGTGTCCGAAAGGAAGGAAGCCAGGTCGCTCAAGGAATCGGGTGCGTTTTCAGCGTGTCCGTCCATATCGCTTTCTCAAAAGAAACCACCCACAAGGCACCTGAGTGGTCAGTTCTTCAAGGCTGGTGCTGCCAGGTTAAGCCACTTTCCTCAAGAACCGCTTGGCAAGGGATTCGTTGCGCTCACGGTCCAGGTCGATCCGGTGTTGAGCCAGCTTGCCGGTTTCGATCATCCCTTTCAGGATGGCCTCGAACTTGTCGGTCAGCTTGGCCAACTGAAGCAACAGCAACTGCCCTTCTCGGTCACGCACGGGGCAGTCTTTCCACTGCTGCACCACGGCTTCCTTGAGTTGCCCCATGGCCTCTTGGTAAGCCGGGTTGTCCAGCACAAGGGACGCTTCTTGCGCCCGTTGAACGGTCTGTTGCTCAGTCATGCAAAACAGTGTCCACGGAGGTAAAGCGGTCAGGCCAGCAGCAGCAACTCCACTTCCTCGTCGTCCTGCATCTGCCGAGCCAACAGGGCCACCTTGACGGTGCCCGTGAGCGAGCTGTTGGCACTGGCCTGAAGGATGGCTTCTTTGTACTTGGGATAGATGGCGTTGGCCATGGGGTTTTACTCCTGCGGGGTGGGTTGATAGGGCTGCACACCGATGGCGCGACCGCTGGCATCGCGGACGATCACCTTAGGGGTGTTCATTTGCTGGATGACGGCTTGCAGCCCGGAGAGGACTTGCAACATGTCGTCTTTCTGCTGGATCACATCGGACGGAGGCACGCCGCGCACCTTCATTTCCTCGATGTAAATCTTGGTTTGCGCGTCGAACTCGGCCTTCCATTTCTCGAACTCCAGGCGCTGCTGCTCCAGTTGGGCGTCGTACTGCGCCTTCATGGCCTCGCGCACGGCGTCCCGCTGGTCGTTGGCGGCTTGGAGTTCCAAGGTGGCGCGGGTTTCTTCCAACTTGGCCTGAAGTTCGATCTGGCGTTTCTGCTGATCGGCCTGCATCTGCGCCTGGAACTTCTGCTGGTCGGCTTGCAGCTTCATTTGCTCGATCTGGATCGGCAACGGCGGCTGCTGTGGTTGAGGCGGCAGGGTGGTCGGGTCCACCGCGAAGCTCTGCACATCCTTGAAACCGGCGTTCTCAATCAGCTTGGAGAACGAGTGGTACAGGTGTTTCGGCTGCACCATGCCCAGCGCCATGCCCTTCTCTTGCAGTGTCATGATCTGCATCAGCGCTGCCGCCTGGGCCATCTTGTCGCCCGTGCCCAGACCCACATGAATCGTCATGTCGTACTGGTCACGCCACTCGTTCGGGTCGTACTCCACGAACTCGTCGCGCAGGCGGAAGGCCAGTTT